AACTAGGTCTAGAGTTTCAGAAAGCAGATGAGTTTATCGTAGCTGGTGCTAAAGTACCAGAACCTATTAGAGTTAATATTCTAAAGGAAACTGCCGATCTTCTCTATGTTGTATTTGGATTCTGTGTGACTTATAACCTACCTATTGAAGAAGCTTTTATGAGAGTTCATCGTTCAAATATGTCGAAGCTTGGTTCTGATGGTAAACCTATTCTAAGAGAAGACGGTAAAGTACAAAAGGGGCCAAACTACAAAGAACCAAACCTTAAGGACCTAGTGTGACCCTTGCAACAAGCCAAGACCCTGTAGTTAAAATTGATATTGAACCAAGGAGCTGGTATCCTTTTACTGTTTACGTAAAACAACTTGTTAATGGCTCTCAAATTAACTATTACAGGTACTCAAAAATTAGAAGCTTTTCTACTCTTTCAGAAGCAAAAAAATACGCTGAACAATTTAAAGATCAGCAATTCCCAATTTATTTGTAAGGACCTAGTGTGACATTTTTTAAATCTAATGTAAACCCAATGTTTCGGAACCAGCTTTCTGAAACAATCTTTAATTCTAAGTATAGACATCAAAGCGCAGAATCTTGGGAAGAGTTGTCTAAAACTTTAGTAGAACATGTTTGTAAAGAGCATATGGCAAAAGATAAACGTCAAATGCTCTTTGAACTAATTAGAGATATGAAATTTATCCCCGGTGGCCGTTATCTTTATTACGCTGGCAGAGACAAGGCATTTTTTAATAACTGCTACCTTCTAAAAGCAGAAGAAGACACTAGAGAAGATTGGGCAAATCTTTCTTGGAAGTCTGAGTCGTGTCTTATGACCGGCGGTGGAATTGGTATTGATTACTCGGTTTATCGTCCCTCTGGTTCTATTATTTCTAGAACTGGTGGCCTAGCCTCTGGTCCAATCCCAAAGATGATGATGATCAATGAGATTGGACGTAGAGTAATGCAAGGTGGTTCCCGTAGATCAGCTATCTATGCCTCTCTAAACTGTAGGCATGCTGATGTAGAAACATTTCTTAATGTAAAAGACTGGGATGCCCTAAAGGTCGGTACAACTGGCCTAACATTAAAGGACATTAAAGAACAAGACTTTGATTTTCCTGCCCCACTGGACATGACTAACATTTCTATTAACTACGACACCAAGTGGCTTCTAAACTATATGAAGACAAATAACGCTGGTGACACTTTTAAGAAGAATGTTAGGCAAGCGATGAAAACTGGTGAGCCGGGGTTCAGCTTTAATTTCTTTGATAAGGAAACAGAGACTTTACGTAATGCCTGTACAGAAGTAACTTCTAGTGATGACTCTGATGTTTGTAACCTTGGCAGCCTAAATCTCTCTCGTATTGAAACTGTGGAAGAGTTTGCCTCTGCTGTAGCACTAGCAACAGAGTTCTTACTTATTGGTACTCTCAAGGCTGATCTACCTTACGATAAGGTATATGCAACTAGAGAAAAAAATCGTCGTCTAGGTCTCGGTATTATGGGTGTTCACGAGTGGCTTCTACAACGTGGCCATCGTTACGAGATGAACAATGAACTGCGAAATTGGCTGTCTGTCTACAAAGGTGTATCTGACCATGTATCAAAGATTGAATCTGATAGACTTGGTATTAGTCGCCCTGTGGCTAATCGTGCTGTGGCCCCTACTGGTACTATTGGTATTCTTGCCGGTACTACAACGGGTATTGAGCCGGTTTATGCAGTGGCTTACAAGCGCAGATACCTAAAAGGAACTAAGTGGCACTACCAAAACTATGTAGATCATGCTGCACAGCAAATTATACAGACAACTGGTGTTGACCCTGATAAAGTAGAAAGTGCTATTGATCTAGCTGCTGACTATGAAAGACGTATTAAGTTTCAGGCAGACGTTCAAGATTACGTTGATATGTCTATTTCTAGTACTATCAACCTACCAGCTTGGGGTACTGATCTAAATAACGAAGATAAAGTAGACCATTTTACCTCTGTCTTGGCTAAGTACTCCCCTAGACTTCGTGGTTTTACTTGTTACCCAGATGGGGCTAGAGGTGGCCAGCCACTTACACCTATTTCTTACAAAGAAGCTGTTAAAACACTCGGTACTGAAATGGAAGAACATGTAGAAATGAACGATGTTTGTGACATCACTTCAGGAGGTTATTGTGGTTCTTAATAAGATGGCAAGCGAAGATTCTACCAAAGGTTTAATTTCAACCAGAGAGGAAACACACGGTCCTTTTAACCAACAAGCATTAATCTCTCAGGAATTAAAGGATGTTTACTACAAGTACCAAACTTACTTTGAAAAAGACTCGGACCCAATTGTAGATGAGGCTATTGAAATGATCCTACACAAGATTTCTAGGATTGCTGCTGGTAACTACTACGTCAAAGAACACTGGGACGACATTGCAGGGTACGCTCAATTACCGGCTAAGTTTAGGAGCATGAAGTAATGATTAAGTCTGTATTACTAACAGTTATTCTTATGGTTGCCTCAGCACCACCACAGATAATTACAAAACCAATGCCAAACCTAGATGAATGTGTTCGTTCTGGTATTGAATTTATGTTGGCTGAGTCTGATGAACTAAACAAGTCTGGGCTACCGTACAAGCAGGGATTCCTTTGTGAAGAACACATAATCCCTACTCATTAAGACAAAGAAAAACCCCCTTGGACCGCGATCCTTGGGGGTTCTTTTTTGTCATTTAACTAATGTCTTACGACATCTTACGTTCAGCCCATCTAATAGCCCACCCAGCAGTTTTACCTTGTAGGAATGGGTTAGCTTTAACAGCAGGTGCCCCGAGAACTTCTTCTACAGGAGTTCTAGCGTCTGCCCTTAGAAGAGCCTTAGCACCTCCGTCACCGGCAAAGTGAGCTAGATACAATGTACCATTGGTAACTGGTAGGCCAGCTTTACGTAGAGATTGGATGTTGTTCTGAGTAAATTTCTCCATAGCTCTCTTCTGCTGTGCTGGGTCAGTTCTACCTTCTGGTGTAAGACCTAGTTCTGGGTACTTACGCATTAACCCTTTCCAAGTACCTTCTACAAACTGAAATAGGCCAGTAGCACTTGATCTTGGGTTCTTAGCGTCTGCTCTACCACTAGATTCAGCACTCATAGTCTTCTGGTAATAGCTAGTTAGGTCTAGGGGGCCACCAGTAGCAACAGGGGAGGCTTCTCTACTTACTGTGCTCTTAGCTGTGTTCCTATCACCACCGGACCTAAAGCTGCCGTCTGTAGGCGCAATAAACCCTGCTACCATTGGGTTGGCGTTAGCTTCTGCCTCTGACTGTACCTGTAGACCTAGCGGGTTAGACTGGGGTAGTCTCTCAGGAGCACCAGACCTTCCGGGTTCTGCTATAGTAGGTACTGTTTTAACAGTGTTACCGTCTACTGCTTGGTTCTCAAAAGCTAGAGGCTCTGTAGGTGGTAGTTCGCTTTCATCAGCCATAGCGTTAGGATCAACTGGGGTTGCCTGTCTTGGATTGTCTACAACAGGTTGAGACTTATCAGGAGTCATAGCAGGTTTCTTACCAGCAACACCCTGAGCCTGTTCTTCACTTAGTTTGTACTGTTGGTAAGCTCTTGTAATTTCTTGTAGGTCCGAACGCTGGGCGCCACCAATACCAATAGTATTAAAGATTTGGTCTAGTGGGCTAGGTTGGCCTTCCTTGTTTCCAGAAAGAGCTAGTACTGGTTCCATAGCTTCTAGGGCTTTGTTAATCTCGTTTACTGATTCAATTGAGTAACGCATACCGCCAACACCAGCAGCAGGTAGGTTAGTACCAGCAACAGAAAGAATATTTCCGCTACTACCAATTCTAGCCTTTTGTGGGTTTACAGAAACAGTAAATCTCTGACCATCAAACCCAATAACTAGTGGATTTTTACCCTGTGCAGTTGTATCTGTACCGCCAGAGAACTGGTTCTTTAGGTTGTCTACGTGTACCTTCATTACTGAGTAGAAGTTAGTAGTTACCCAGTTCTTGTAATCCTCTAGAGCCTTAGGGTTAGTTTTACCAATCTCAACCATTCTCTGAGTCATAGCAGGAGAAGCTAGAGCAGTAAACACTTTAGTTCTGCTGTTAGGTGAAAAGTTCTTGTTGAGCATATCCATGTTACCCTCAGCAAACAAACTAGAGCTTAGCTGACGGATAGTCTCTGGATTAGTCTTAGGATCAAGAAGCCGGTTTTTGACACCGGTAATAGAAGCGTTAGCTACTTCAGCTTTCTGTTTTGGATCAGCAGTCTGAGTTTCACTAGTAATTGTAGGGCCTAGAGGCTTCCCTTGAACTGCTTTAATACCAATTTGTCCAAGCTGAACCTTACTAACTTCATTAGCTAGTTTAGAAGCATTCTGTAAAATAAAGATATTAGCTGCGTCTTTGCTGACAGCATCAAGAGCAGCAGCAGCACGAGCACTAGGAGACTGTTGCATTACTGCGTAAGCATCACCTTGTTTAGCTAGGTCTACCATTCTCTTATTGTGGTCTAGACTGCCAGTTCGGCCAGTAAGAACATCTTCTTCTAGTTTCTTGTATTCATCGTCAAGAATCTTACGAAGTTCTTGTCTCTTAACGACAGACATCTTACCCATATATGGTTCCATAAGGGTGTTAAAATCTCTGTCAATAGTTCCTTTGAACTGCCCCATCATTACCTGTAGTTCCTGGGCTTCCTGAGGTGAGATTGAACCATCAGACATAGCCTCGGCCCTACGCTTGGTAATATCGGTTAGGGTGCTACCAGACATGTTTTCAGCAGATTCAACTACGTTACTAAACCTAGTTTGAAGCATACCGTAGACGTTTTCTGAAGCAGCCTTAAAGTAAGTTTCTTCGTTGGCCCTACCAGTCTTCTCAGCAAACTCAATGTTCTTAAGTTCAGCGTCTCTACGGGCAATCTCTGACTGTCTACCAAGAACTCTCTTCTCAATAGAAGTACGGATAGTAGGATTAGTATCCCCTGCTGTAAGTTCCTCAGCACTAAAGCCAAGACCAGCAGCAGTAGACTTCGTCTCTCTCCAACTTTTCTCAGAATCTTTCTCATCGGCTTCACGTTGAGCATTGGCTTTATCCCATTCTTCGTAATACTTTTTGGAGGGGTTAAAGCCGTACTGTCTTTCATAAGCCTTCTCAATCTGCTGGGCCATACCGGGATTCTTGGAAATGTCATCCCGCATCATTGTAGAGATACCCTGCCAGTAGTTAACAGATTGTAATTTACCCTGCCTAAATCCTTCTGTCATTGTATTACCACGATTAATACTTGTTTGAACTGTTGGTGGTAGCTGACCAATTTCAGCAGGAGACATAGGGCCAGATACAGGTTGGTTGCCCGGAGTCTGTTGTACTGCCTGAGAACCAGTATCTTTTTCCCAAGCTACAGAAGCCCCACTTCTATCAAGAGTGTCTGGCATAATGTTTCTAGAGGCTACACTGGCGTTAATAGCTGTATCGGCAGCCTTGTTCTGTCTCTGCTGAATACCAGAAAAGAGAGACCCGGCCTGTTCAAACAGAGAAGCAAGACCAGCACCGGGATTACCGGGGTTGCCCCCGATACCACCGGCACCGGGAGCTAGGTTAGGGGCTTGTTTTACACCCGGATCAACGTTAAACTTATCGGCCATTGGTAAGTCTCTCTCTTTCGATCATATCAATTCTACCCTTTTGAACTTCAGCATTAGGTGCTTTCATCATAAAGATACGGTTTAGTTCGTTCATGTCTTCGTCTTTAAACTTCC